CATGAACGACCTTTTTAATAAAGACGTCGTTACATTATTGTTTTTTAACTACAAGACTTTTAGAACTGTTACCCATAAGAAAAAACAAAAAGACAATGGAGGAGAAAAGGTTATTTTAAAGGAAGAAGGGTTTAATCCACCAGAAGAAAATGAGAGGTTTTCTAAAGTGGAAAGAAAGCTAGATGTGTGGTATGACGGAGTAATGGTAATGGGTAGTAATTACATCCTTAAATGGGAGTTGGCTAAAAATATGATTAGACCTGAGTCCGCTTCACAACGAGCGATGCCTAATTATGTATTATGCGCGCCTAGACTTTATAAAGGGATGGTTGAATCATTAGTAAGAAGAATGATTCCCTTTGCTGATTTAATTCAAATGACCCACCTTAAACTACAACAAGTTATTTCTAGAGTAGTACCAGATGGTATTTTTATTGACGCTGACGGATTAAATGATGTAGACTTAGGCACGGGAGCTGCTTATAATCCTCAAGATGCTTTGAAGCTTTATTTTCAAACGGGTAGTGTAATCGGTAGAAGCTTTACTCAAGATGGAGAGTTTAATCATGGGAAAATTCCTATCCAGGAATTAGGAACGAGTAGTGGACAAGCAAAAATGGCCGCTTTAATTGGGAACTACAACCATTATCTTAATATGATTAGAGACGTCACTGGATTAAATGAGGCTAGGGATGCGTCTACACCAGATCCCAACTCTTTAGTTGGGCTTCAAAAGCTAGCTGCTTTAAATTCTAATACAGCGACGCGTCATATTTTAGATGCTAGTTTATATATGACTAGAACATTAGCCGAAGGTCTGTCCTGTAGAATTTCGGACATATTAGAATATGCTCCCTTTAAAGAAGAGTTTGCTAATCAGATTGGAAAAAACAATGTGGCAATTTTAGAAGATATTAAAAACTTATACTTACATGATTTTGGGATTTTTATTGAAGTGGCTCCTGATGAGGAACAAAAAGCGCAATTAGAAGCAAACATTCAAATGGCATTAAGTAAGGAGACTATTACTTTAGAAGATGCAATTGATATTAGGGAAGTTAAAAATCTTAAAGTAGCTAATCAACTTCTTAAATTAAAGCGTAAAAAGAAAGAAGAAAAAGACGAGGAAAGAGAAAACGCTAAAATTAAAATGCAAGGAGATGTAAACAAACAAACAGCGGAAGCTGCGGCGCAAGCAAAAATGCAACAAATACAAGCTCAAGCTCAAGCAGATATCCAAGTTACTGAAATGGAGTCGTCATTTCAAATAAAGAAGATGCAGGGAGAAGCTACTCTTAAAAAAGAATTAATGAAAGTAGAGTTTGATTACAATATGCAATTAAGAAAAGTGGACTCAGAAAACATTAAAGGAAGAGAGGAAATGAAAGAAACCGCTAAGGATAAAAGAATAAGCTTAAACAACTCAGAACAATCTCAATTAATTGAACAAAGACAAAGCAAAGGAAAGCCCAAAAATTTTGAATCCAATGAAGATAGTTTAGATGGATTTGATTTTGCAGAATTTAATCCCCGTTAATGTTAAAAAAAAGTTTATTATCTTTGTATAACTTAAATATAATATAATGGATAAAATTAAAGTAAAAGCAGTAGTAGAGGAGGTTGAAGCCAAAGGCACTCAACAGGTAGAACAAGTACTCTTAGATGAGTACAATGAAAAGAAAGCTATTGAAGCTCAAGAAGCTACAGCCGATAATGACGCTAAACTTGAGATTTCTGGTGGCGCAGAAGAAACACAGGTAACTGAAGATTTAAAAGACGCCGATGTTCTTTCATATATTAACAAGAGATATGATCGAGAGATTTCATCAATCGACGAATTGGTTGATCAACGTAAAGAAAATGAAGAGCTTCCAGAAGATGTTGCTTCATATTTTGAGTATAAAAAAGAAACCGGAAGAGGTTTAAGAGATTATATGAAATTACAAGAAGAAGTGGAAGACATTCCAGACGCTACTTTAATTTCTAATTATTGGAAAGAGCAAAAACCTCACCTTGATGATGAGGATATAAAGTTTGAATTTAATAATAAATTTGGCTATAACCAGGATGAAGACCAAGAAGCCTTTATTCGTGAAAGACAAATAGCTAAAAAAGAAGAACTTGCAAAAGCGAGGAGTCATTATAAAGAATTACAATCTAAATTCAGAACGCCAGTTGAGTCAACGGCAGGAGAGCTTAGAGGAGACGACTTAGAAGGGTTCAACGCTTACAAGAATAATAGATCAGAACGTGAAAAACAATTAAAAACCCAAGAGGAACGAAGTAAGTATTTTACTACAAAGACTACGGAATTGTTTAATGATAAATTTGAAGGTTTCAATTTTGACATAAACGACACTACTTTTACGTATAAGCCTGCTGAGACCGAGAAGATTTTAGAGAAGCAAAGTGATTTAGGTAATTTCATGAATCAACACTTAACTGAAGAGGGGTTTATTCAAGACGCTCGAAAGTACCATAGAGCTTTATCGGCTGCTATGAACCCAGATGCGTTCGCGAAGTATTTTTACGAACAAGGACAAGCAGATGCGGTGACTAACGCGGCAAAAAGCGCGAAAAACATCGACATGAAACTAAGAAACGCTCCTGAGTCCAAAGTGACAGGTGGAATGAAAATTAGTTCAGTTCCAACTTCACACGGTAACGGTCTTAAAATAAGAAGTAAAAAATAAACTAAAAATTTAAAATAAATTATTATGGCATTAAATGTACCGGGGTATCAATTAGAGCCCTCAGCGGAGAAGACCGCTACTGCCGCAAATTATATTACGGATTTTGATTTTATGAATCAGTATTTACCTGATACATACGAAAAAGAATTCGAAAGATATGGCAATAGAACGATCTCATCCTTCCTTAGAATGGTTGGCGCTGAAATGCCTACTAACTCTGACCTTATAAAATGGGCAGAACAAGGTAGGTTACACACAAAATATGAAGGAGTGACTTTCGCTGCTTTTGGAGCGCCTCTTGCTGGTCAGCAAGTATTTACTGTTCCAGGGGGAGTAGATTGTAACTTTAGAGTTGGACAAACCGTTCTTCTTTCTTCAGAACAAGCAGGAACAGAATCTGCAAAAGCATTAATTGTAGCTGCACCCTTAGCGGCGTCTACTTTTACAGTAGCTTATTATGATGCTTTTGGAGCGAGTCCGTTTACAGGAGCAACTGCAACAGTAGCTGCGTTTGTTTATGGTTCTGAGTTCCAAAAAGGAACAAACGGAATGATAGACTCGTTAGAAGCTGAAGATGAATTCTTTGACAACAAACCAATTATCATTAAGGACAAATACATTGTATCTGGTTCTGATATGGCACAAATTGGTTGGGTTGAGATTACATCTGAAAATGGAGCCACAGGATACTTATGGTATCTTAAATCAGAACACGAAACTAGACTTCGTTATGACGATTATCTAGAAATGTCAATGATTGAAGGCATTCCAGCTGAAGCAGGATCAGGAGCTGCGACCGCATTAAACGCAACTGCGACATATCCAGTAGGATCTGTCTTAGATGTTGGAGCGGGTACACAGGGTCTTTTCAACGCTGTGGAACAACGTGGAAATGTTTGGACAGGAGCTGGACCAACATCACTTGCTGATTGGGATACTATCGTAGATAGACTTGATAAGCAAGGATCAATCCAAGAAAATGTAGTATTTGTAAATAGAGATTTCGGATTTGACATAGATGATATGTTAGCTGCGCAAAACTCTTATGGAGCAGGTGGTACTTCTTGGGGATTATTTGATAATGATGAAGAAATGGCCCTTAATTTAGGTTTCACTGGTTTTAGAAGAGGTTACGACTTCTATAAAACTGACTGGAAATATCTAAATGATATTGCTTTAAGAGGAGGTTTAGTAGGTGGTAAAGTAAATGGAATTATGGTTCCTGCTGGCTCTACTACTGTTTATGACCAAATCTTAGGTAAAAACGCTAAGAGACCATTCTTACATGTTAGATATAGAGCATCTGAAACTGAGGATAGACGTTACAAAACTTGGCTTACTGGTTCTGCTGGTGGGGCAAGAACTAACGACTTGGATGCGATGGAAGTTAATTTCCTATCTGAGAGAGCATTATGTACATTAGGAGCAAATAACTTTGTTCTTTTTAACGATTAATGTTTAATTAGATTCCTTATAACCCAGATAATGCCCCGCCTAGCGGGGCTTTATTACTTTAATATATTATAATAAAATGAAAACAAAGAAAAAATACCAAGACAGGATTTATCGTTTAAAATCCCGCAACACTCCATTAGCTTTATTAATTGATACTGGAAGCGCTAAGAAGAAGCCTTTAGTAGTATGGGATGAAGAAAAAAATGAAAATCGAGCCATTAGATATGCAGCCAATCAACGAAGCTGTTATGTAGATGAACAAGACGGAAATGCAGTTTTGTCGCCTGTGGTTTTTGAAGACGGATTCTTAATGGTTCCTAAAACAAAACCAGTATTACAGGAATTCTTAACTCTTCACCCTAAATACAATAATCTTTTTGAAGAAGTGGACGAGCAAGCTAACGCTGCTCATGATTTAGAAATACTAGACCTAGAAGACCAGGCACGAAACATAGCTAAGGACTTAACTATAGATCAAACCGAAATGGTTGCTAGAATTTTAATGGGAGCTGAAACAGACAAGTTAACAAGCCAAGAGCTTAAAAGAGATGTTCGTCTTTATGCTACTAATTACCCTACTGAGTTTTTAGAACTACTAGATGATCCAGATATTAAGTTAGAGAATTTAGTGTCTAAAGCACTTAAAGAAAGGTATATTTCATTTAGGAACCAAAAGAAAGATATCCATTGGAACTTGCCTGAAAACAAAAAGCGCTTAATCACTATTCCTAAAGATGTAGAGCCTACTCGAGCATTAGTCTCATTTTTAATATCAGAAGAAGGTGATGAAGCTCTAAGTGTACTTGAAAAATTAGTTGAATAATTTTACTATCTTTGTTGAATATTAATAACTAAAAAAATTTAAAAATGTCTAATTATATTTTAATACCTATTGCTACAACCGTAGACTCTGGAACCACTAGCGCTACGACTGCTGACAAATTAGTTGAAGCAGGGCAAAACTTTGAAACTACAGTCTCTGTTGGAGACATGGTTTGGAACACTACTGACGAAACCTCCGCTTATGTTACAGCGATAGATAGCGATACTACATTGTCTATTTCTTCTGATATTATGGCGACAGGCGAAACCTATCTTATATTATCACAAACCGAATCGGCTTCTAATCAAATTGTAAATGCGGGGCTTATTGGAACAGTAGTGCCAAATGCAAATACTATTCAAACAGTAATTTCAATGTCGACTCCAGCAAATGATACTATCACTATTGATCATGCGCCTAACGCTCACGCGGGAGACCTTATTGCAAATGCTATTTTAGCACCAACAAACAATACTAGACCTTATCAGCCTTATGCTTCAGTTGCATCAGGACCAAATGGTTTATCAGTTTCAGCAGTAACTGTAAGTTAATTATTTGCCTGTATTTAATTAGGCATTTCATAATGGCAATCCAAGAGAAGGGCACTCCAAAAAGAGTGCTCTTTTTTTTGTTATCTTTGTAAGAAATGTTTCCTAATGATAAATGAAGTCCGTAATACAGTTTTAGCTCTTCTTAATAAAAATAACAACGGATACCTTACTCCGGCAGAGTTTAATCTTTTAGCAAAACAAGCACAGTTAGAAATCTTTGAAGCTTATTTCTATAACTATAATACCTGGTTAAATAAGCGTAACGCCCGAATGTCGAACAGCGAATCGGCTGATATCACACGTGGGTATATTGAAGTAATTGATAGCTTTAGAGAGCCTAATACTGCTTTAACCCTGGGAGTGAATTATTTTGAACTTCCCACAAATTGGTACACGGTAGATGATGTGTACTTAAGCCCCTCCGGCGTTGGAACAGATTTTGCGGGATTTTATCAAGCTGATAGAGTAAGCACAACGCAAGCTGCTAGAATTGTACGATCGAACCTAACTGCACCTACAGTAGAATATCCTATTTATTTTATGGTAGAAGACCCTTTAAATCCTCAACCAGGGAACACTACAGAGAGCGGTATAAAAATCGGCCCAGATGGAGATCCTATATTTGATCCGAATCAAATAGGATATCAAGACTTTGAATTACCTAAAGCAGACTTTATTGGATTAGTCATCAAGATATTAGAATACGCAGGAGTGGTAATTAGGGAAGCTGAAGTCATCACTTATGCAAATACAGAAGATTTAGAAATTACACAACAAGATAATAGCTAATGGCATATTTAACCGCATATCAATATTACACTAATTCAGGAGTGCCTCCTACGAGTGCTAATTGGGGAAGTTACCAATACGGGTCTCTAAGCGATATTGTAAATAATTTTCTTTTAATGTTTCAAGGAGACGACAAGCTTATTAACAACGTAAGCAAACACTTAATTTTATTTCACGCCAAACGAGGTATACAAGAACTAAATTATGATGCTTTAAGGAGTATTAAAGTTCTAGAGCTACATGTCTGTGATAATCTTAAGTTTATATTACCTCCTGATTATGTGAATTATGTAAGAATATCCTTAGAAATAGGTGGTATTTTATATCCTCTTCATGAGAACTCTCAAATTAATTACGCCACGGCGTATTTACAAGACAACAACTGTGAAGTGTTGTTTGATGCTCAAGGAGATGTATTAGAGGCTCAAGAATCCGAGCTAGCTAAAGCAAGAATAGAAGGCTTACCTCTTTCGCAGTACCTACTCGACGGTCCTTTTTACGGCAGATGGGGATGGTGTTTAGACGGGGCTTGGTATTTTGGATATGGAATTGGAGGATATTTCGGGCTCAACACCGCTGAAGCTAACGCTAATCCTTCTTTTAGAATTGACAAAGCAGGAGGGGTTATTAACTTTAGCTCTGGAGTAAAACAAAAATTAGTAGTATTAGAATACATTTCAGACGGAATGGAAGGAGGAAACAACAGCGATGTGTCTGTAAATAAACTTGCTGAAGAGTTTTTATATAGTTATATAAAATGGGCTATATTAGATAATAAGATTGGGGTTCAAGAGTATGTAGTAAGAAGGGCACGCAAAGATAAATGGGCTACCTTACGAAATGCTAAAATTAGATTAAGCGACGTACACCCAGGACGATTATTAATGCCACTACGAGCAAGAGCTAACTGGATAAAATGAAATTAACGAGAGGATTTATTGCTGGCATTATGAATAAAGACCTGGATGAGCGTTTGCTCCCCGCGGGTCAATATCGAGACGCCCTTAATGTTGGAGTTTCTACTTCAGCAGAATCGGATGTAGGAGCGATTGAAAACCAATTAGGAAATACAAATGTGAGTAATTTAGGACTAGATCCTAGCGCTGTTACTATTGGAGCTGTTTCCGATGATAGTTCTACTTATATATATTGGTTTGTTACATCAGCCACCTTTGATTATGTTCTTCAATATTCCGAAGAGACTGGCACTACCAGTATATTACTTCAAGATACTGCGGGAAGGGTTTTAAAGTTTAATCAAGGATATTTAATAACTGGAATAAACGTAATAAATGATTTATTATTTTGGACCGACAACCTCAACCCTCCTCGCCGACTAAACACTACTAGATTTTACGCGATTAATGGGTTTAATGAGGTGGATATTTCTGTTATTGTAAAACCCTCTTTATTTGCCCCTACTATAGAATTAGTAGACACTGCTCCTGTGGGGGGTGCTGGCAACCTAACTGGACAAGAAAACAACTTAGAGTACACTTTTGTAGAGTTCGCGATTAGATATAAATACGCTGACAACGAATATAGCGCTATGAGTCCCTTTTCTTCCGCTGCTTTTAATGCGGGAGAATATGAGTATAATTACAACGATTGGTATTTTGAGTCGATGACGAATGTTAATAACTCCGTGGAGGTTACTTTTTTAATAGGTAGTGAGTTAGTTACAGATGTTCAATTACTATTTAGAGAATCTCAGAGTACGAATATTTATATTGTGGGTAACTATAGTTGGTCGCCTCCTTATTTTTGGAGCTTCGGAGACAATAATCAAGCAGGCGCTTATGTAGCGATTACTGGAGGGACCACATCTTTTCCAGGAAATGCTTGTTTTACTAGTAATCCTAACGCCCCATGGGGGTTTTCAGGAGACGGGGTGCCCGAGTCGTTTGAAGTGGGAGATAAGGTAATAATTGATCAAGCTCCTGGGTTCGCTTTTGCTGGATACAATGGGGAGCATACTATTGTGGAGATTATAGACTTTTGGACCGTGGTTATAGATTTAGCCCACACAGCTACACCGGTCAATCCAGGGACTATAACTATTAATAAGAAAACCAAAACCTTTACTAATAATAAAATTTATACAGTCTTACCTTCTGATGAGTTAGGAAGATTATTTGACAATGTACCATTAAAGGCTTTAGCACAGGAATTAATTGGCAGTAGATTAATATATGGAAATTATGTCCAATTTTATGATTTAATCGGAAATAACTCTGAGGGGATTGAAATAGATTATGAACTTTATTTAGTGTCATCCACAGTGGGACTACTTCCTAAGCGCTCTTTTAAAAGCGATAGGGACTATGAAATAGGAATAGCCTATTTAGACGACTATGGAAGGATGACGACTGTATTAACCGCTGAAAATAACACTATTTATATTTCTCCAGAAAACTCTAATACAGCTAATGACATTCAAATAGATATTAATAGTCGCCCCCCAAGTTTTGCTACTCATTATAGAATGTTTATCAAACAAGCTAAAGGAGATTATTATACTATAATTCCTCAGTTGTTTGTTCAGGACGGGAACACTCGATGGTTTAAAGTGGGGCCTGGAGATGTTAATAAGGTAAAAGTAGGGGAATATATTATATGTAAAGAAGATGTAGTAGGTCCCACCAAGTCTAACCGTCAATTTAAGGTAATAGATTTTAAATCCCAAGGAAACAACTTTATATCTGGAAGCAATAACGCTGGTGATCCCGAACCAGCTGGGACTTATTTTTCCATTAATGATGATGATAATATATTTAATGTAGGAACGCAATTCACTCACACCTCTATAGGTTATGGAATGGCGGCTGATTTTTCTATATCTTGGTACTTTGTACAAGATGTAGGTATTCTTCCTGGCTGGTCTCAAATAGATAACCCTATTTTTTATGGTCAATCAACGGTTGCTACTAATTTATCTGTAGCCGCC